CTCCCCGCAGCATGATGCCCCAGGTGCGCTCGATCGCCCGCGCCAGCGCTTCGTTGTCGATGCGCTTGATGGTCGGCAGCATCAGCAGCTTTTCTTCTTTCCGGGCGATGATCTCCTCGGCGGTGCGCACGGTCTGCAGATCGGAAATGTCGGTGAACAGATTGTTAAAGAAGGTGCGCTTGATGCGTTCCTGAACCTCCTGGATGTCTTGTTTCATCTCGGCGATCGGCGGCATCACGGTATAGACCGTAGTAAACCCCGGCCGGTCGCGGCTGAGCCCGTTGACATAGGTGATGCCGCCCGGCAGCAGGCTCGCCGGCTGGTTCTTCATCTGCACATCGGCGGTCATTGGCGGATTGACCATCTTGTCGATGGCCTGCGCCTTGCGCTTGGTTTCCTGCTGCAGCTGCTTGACGTCGCCGAGCGCGTCCATCGCCGGCGAGCGCCCGTAGGGATCGTTCCCCGTCAGGTCCCAGCGCGGCACCACGGCGGGGAAATCGTGGTAGCCGCACTTCCGTAGGATGTTGTCGCGACTGCTCCCCGCCTCCCAGTAGATTTCGCGGAACTTGAACATCTTCGGGATGCCGCCGTAGGGTTCGAGGTTGGGCTCGATGGCGCACATCACGACGTATTCGCGGGTGAGCGAGGCACCGCCGTTGTCGAACTGCTTCTGCAGCCCGGGCGACATGTTCTCGTAGCCGAACTGGTCCTCGATCTGGGCGATGGTGAGGACGAACTCGCGGTAGAGGATGACGCTCTCAAACCGGCTCAAGCTGTCGACGAAGTACTCGCCAAAGCACGGGTTGTAGCAGTGGATGACGTTCTCGAAATCCTCGTAGATGATCACCACCGCGGTGCCGAAGATCACCAGGTCGAAATACATTGTCGCCATGGCGTTATAGAAATTCGACTCCTGGAACACGGTGTACATGCGGCGGGCGCACTCGGCGAGCCAGCGCACGACGTCGGAGCCGGCGTCGTCCTCGCCGTCGATCATGAATTTGAACCAGGGGGTGCTCGGATTGGACAGGCCCGCCAGCAGCCCCGAGGCGAGCGTGCGCGCCGCCAGCGTGCCGGTGCTATCGATAATGTGCTGGTTGATCGGCGAGCCGCGCGCCGCCTGGTTCGGGGTGATGATCCACTTGTAGCGTCTGGGCAAATAGTAGTTGGCGAGTTCCTGGGCGTGGACCCACCACGAGTAGCGGTTGGAGCGCAGCCCCGCCATGCGGTTCTCGGCGCGCTGCCGCAGCTCGTAATTATCGGAGTGCTCGGCGGCCATCTACGCTACTGACCGGGGGTGCTGCTGCCGAGGATGTATCCGGCGATCGCCGAGAGCGCGGCTAGGGCGGCATCGCCGTGGATTTTGTCCTGCAGGCAGAGCAATGCGATGCTCGGGATGATCAGGAAGAGCGCGATTGCCCGCGAGATGATCCGCCCCTCGATCATCTGACCAGCCGTGGTGTCGCTGCCAGGGGCAAAGAAGACGGCGCCGAAAGTTATCGCTCCGCTGACCATGATCAGCACGGCGACCAAGCCCAGCGCCGCCCAGATCAAGCGGTCGTGGTTGTCCGGCACCATGGCGGAACTCGCTCACTCACCCTCCCAGCAGGGTCTTGCCTGCGGTCTGCGGCTGGCCCAAGACGCCCCCCGGCGAGGTCAGGATGGTCGACCCGAGCCCGCCGGCCGCCGCCGCGCCGGCCGTTGACGTGGGCGGCGGGGGGGTTACCGCACTTGCCAGGGTCGGTGGCGGCGGCGGCGGCGGGGGTGGTGGCGGCGGTGCCGGTACTTTGGGGCCGCCGCCAAAGAGCGCGCCCATCAGCTGCCTTGCGGCAGCGGTGGGCCCCCGGGCATGCCGGGCGGCAGCGCTACTTCTTGCGGCGCTGCCGGGTTGCCCGGCCCCGGCGCCGGTGCACCAGCCGGCATCCCCTGCCCCGGCGCGACCGGCGCATTCGACACCCCGCCCAATGGCGATACGTGGCTCGACGTCGCCCCGCTCCGGTTCTCGACGTGGTGGACAGCGCCGCCCTGGCGGTGCTGCGGCATATGACTGCGGCCTTTAGCCATGCTGCTTCCTCCTCTCCTCGTGCTCACGCACCAAAGTGGCGGTCCACAGCCGGTAGCGCAGCGTGTCGCCGGTGTTGGCGTCGACCGGGTGCAGGGCGTCGAGCTTCGCCTTAAACGCCTTGATCGCCTTCTTCCCGTCAGCGTCGAGCGGCTCCATTGATAGCGACGGCTCGCAGTCGATGTCGGCCTCGTAGCCCGCTTCCCGCACCGCGCCGTCGATGACGTGCGGGGTGAGCAGCTTGTAGCGGGGCATCAGGTGCCTCCCTGGTCTTTGGGCGTGCCGCGCGGCCCGTGTGTCCCCATGATGGTGGTGACCCCCGCCCGCTGGTTGACCGGCGGGATGCTCCCCTTCGGCAACCGCTCCATCGGCGCGGAAGCGAAGTCCTCGTCGCGGTGCAGCACGGTCTCGGCCGGGCCGCCCGAGCCGCCGAGCGGTGACACCGGCCCCCGTGCCGGCCCGCTGTCGCGGTGCACCTCCTTGTGCGAGGCTTCACCCTGCCGGGCATGCTGGTGAACCTTGACCATCGCCGTTCCTTTCATGTCAGTTGGGTACCGCGAGGCAGCGGAATCCCGCACCACAGGAGTTCGCCGCCCCCAGTGTCACCAGCACCAGATTGGCGCCGCTGTTGTTGTTGACGAGCAGGTACATGCCGGTCGCATTCGCCGCCACCACCGAGGTGGTCTTCAACGCCGGGGTGCCGCTCGACTGCAGGATCACGGAGCCTCCGTCGGACGCGACCACAAGGTCGGAGCCGGCCCCGTTGGCGACGCCCTGGATGGAGTCATTCTTGGTCACCCCGGCGTTGTTGACGGCACTCAGCACAAGCGACGCCGAACCCGAATTGGCGGCTGTCCCGGTCGCGAGCAGATCGAGGGCGTTGGTGGTGACTTGCGCCACGGTGACGTGGTTGGAATCGAACTTGTTGAACCCGTGCCACGAGTCGAAATGGAACGAGCCCCCTGAGTCGACATGGATACAGCCGGGATTTGCCGACGTGGTGCCGGGATAGGCGGTAAAACAGGCCGGCTGCGAGTCGGTCACCGACCCGGTCGCACCCAACGACCCAATCGCCAATCCTTCCTGCGCGGCGGCGTCCTGCACGCCGATGCCAACCTGCCAGGGAATACCAAGGCTATACCCAAGCGGCGACACCCCCAACCCAACCGACAACCCGCCAGCCGCAACACCAATTTCCGACGCGCCGATGATCTGAACCCCATACACCTGAGTAGGCCCGGGAAGATTGCCGCTGGGGGTCTTCATCAAATTAACGTCGACTTCCATTCCCCACAGCGCCCGGGCATTGTAGCCGCTGCCCAGGGCACAACCCGGTGTCCCACAATTGGTAACGACCGAGTTCATTCCCCAGGACTGCACTCCATTAGCGTCCTGACCGCCAAATCCGTAAGTCCCAACCGCACCCAACTGCGTGCTCGCTGTCAGCGCCATCCCCTTGACACCGCTACCGTGCGCAGCACCAACGGCATTAGCCGGTATATTCATTCCACCCATCAGGGTCGTCGGCTGGTTGGAGTTGGTATCAAGCGGCAAAATCACTTCGCCCGAGGCCGGGTAGTTGTTGACGCTGAACCGCGCCCCGTTCCACGAGCCATAGCCCAGCGCCGGCCAGTTTGGGCCGCCGGTGTTGAGCGACCACGGCATTGTGGCGGGCGGCGGCGACTGCCAATCCGCCCCGAAGGTCGGGCCTAGGTACGTCCAAACATATCCAGGTGGGGTATTGGTCTGCGCCACCGCCGAACCGCTCAACAGCGCGGCTATTCCCAGTGCCAGCAAACGCCTCATCGCGCCCTCCGCGCGAGGATCTTGCCCGCCCCGGTGATCGCGGCCGTCGTCTTGACGATCAGGTACACGTTCGTCGTGGCGGCAAGGCTGAGCCGCACCGGACAGACCGCGAGGATGGCGTTAGTCATCCCGGTAATGAACAGCGAAATGTTAGAGGTGCTTATCGATGGCCCACCCGGTACAGTCGCGCTGACCGTGTTGATCCCGCCCTCGACGGTCGTGTTGCTGCCGATCGCCCAAATCTCCCCGTTTACGTCCCAGTCCCCGGCTGTAAGGGCGATCGTGCACAGGTTGGTCGCGGTGCCGGCCACAAGAGCCTGGGAACCGTTGACCGCCGATATCACCTCACCGATAAAGCCGGCCGGGGCGTTGTTGTTGGTCGCGGTCCCGCTGTGGGCCGTTGCCGTCATGGTGCCGTTGACGACCGTGTTGCCGCTGCCGTCGACCGTCAGGATATCGCCCGTGCCGTTGTTGACCCGTGCGCCGCCCTGGTTGACCAAGCTCAGCGTGCCGGTGCCGTTATTGATCAACTGGGCATTGCCGTTGGCGCCGGATGCGCGGATCAGGCGCAGCTCGTAAAGCGTCCCCGTCTGCGCGTGGAGGTCGAGATAGGCGTTACCCGCGCCGCCGCGGCCCTGACCGATCTCGATGTTGGCGTCGCCCGTCGTCACCGCGGTGTTGGTGTTTAGCGACCCCGCCACGCTGACGTTGCCTGTGAAGGACGGGCTGGCGATGGGGGCATAAGTCGCCGCGACCTGCGCCGGGGTCATAAAAGTCGACTGCGGGATGCTGGAAGTGACGGTGGTCGCGCTCGCCGCAATCGGGATCTGCCCGGCCGTCATGCCGGAGACGCCCGAGACCGTCAGGTAACCCTGGGCAGCCGCCGCTGTGACGAGACCCTTGGCGTTGACCGTGATGCCCTGGAATGTGCCGATGTTGCCGTTGACCGCCGCCAGCGTCAGCGCCTGCGGGCCGCTGCCCGGTCCCGCCGTCGCGTCCCCCGTCAGCTGCGTGATGCCGCCGCCCGCCGCCACCGCCGCGTGGACAAACGCCGTCGTCGCCACCGAGGTGTCGTTGTCGCCCGGCGCCGGTGTCGGCGCCTTCGGGTCGCCGGTGAAGGTGGGGGAGGCGATCGGCGCGTAGGTCGTGCCCGCGGCCGCCTTGGTTAGCGTGTTCAGATTGATCGCTCGCCGCGAGGCATCGCCGACAACCTGGCCGCGCCGCAGGTCGAGCGTCGCCGGCATCACCAGAGCCCGACAACCGGCGTGCACGTCGTCCCCGTCGCCATCACCACCTTCGCCCGGATCGGCAGGAATGCATTCGCCGACGCCGCCGGAACGCTGAGCGTCACCGCCGCCGTGTCGTCCGCCAAAATCACCGCCAGCGCGCACGCCGTCGCCTGGCTGACATAGACAAACCGCGTCGGCCCCAAGGCCAGCGGCGTGTTGTCGGTGGGGGTGATAGTGCGCGCCACCCGGGCCGAATTGATCACCTCGCCCGGCGGCCCCGGCGCCTGCCCCCACGCAGGCCCCATATATATAATGAGTGCAGCGACCAGGCAGACCGCCCTAAAGCCCATAGCCATAGCGCTCCTCCATCATCTCCCCTCGCGCCAGCGCAAACGGGTCGTACTCAATCTCCACCATCGGCCGCCGCGGCCCCTCACCCCCCGCGTCATCCCGCGGCAACACCGGCCAGGCAAACGTCAGCGCCAGCGCATCCGCCAAATCCGGGCTCGCCAACCCCCGCTTCTTCATGTCCGCCTTCTGCTCCAGCTGGATCTCGTCCCGACCGTTAAACCCATACTGCGGCCCGATCAGCGCCGCACTCAGGTCCGGATCCTGCGGGATCGCCCCAACCCCCAACCACTCCCGCATCAACCCCCAAATCTCCGCCCGCTTGTTCGCGTACTTACTCTGCTCCGCACTCACGTCCGGCCGGTCCGGCCGCCCACCAAACTGAACCTCGAACACCTGCACCCCCAACTGCCGGCAGCGATCAACCACACCACCGCCAACCCCACCCCCATCAATAAAAACCGCGTCCGCCCGGTAATGGCTAAACTGCTCCGCGACCCGCGCCGCCAGCTGCATCGTGTCCATCCCGCGATACACCAGCGGCGGGTACGTCCGACCATCGCGGCCTTTCCGTACGAAAATGACGCTGGCATCGTCGCCAAACCTGGCCACATCAACCCCAAGGATCAGCGGGTCGTGGCCAAACGCCATCGCCTCGCGCTCCTGAGCCTCCGCCACCACCGCGCTCGAAATAAACTGAACCGTCCCCGCCCGCGGAAACTCCCCCTTCACCCGCACCCGGACAAAGTCACTGTCATCCCCATAATCCTTAACCCACCGCGCCAACTGCTCGTGATCGGTCAAGCTCACCGCACGGCTGTCCACACTCTGCGTCAGCCACCGATGGCTGTACTGACCCCCCGGAAAACACTCCTTAAATCGCCCCGTGTTCCGCGTCGGGTTCCCGAAGACCGCCCAGATAATCTCCGTCCCGCTATCAGTGAGGGCGCCTTCGGTCGTCTCCCAAATCGTGTCCGGAATCGCGCTGGCTTCGTCAAAAACGACGAGGATCCGCCGCCCCTTGTTGTGCAGCCCCGCAAACGCCTCGACGTTCCTTTCCGACCACGCAACCATGTCAATCCGCCACGTCTTCTCGTGGTCACTCTCCTTGCTGAATATGCACGTCGCCTCGTAGCGAAACGCGTCGCGGCCAATGAAAAGCCGATACCACTTCGCCAACTCCGCCCACGTCTTCGTCCGCAGCTGCGTCTCGGTGTTCGCCGTCACCACACCCCGGCAATCCACACTCGTCGAGATCGCCCACAAAATCAGCCACGACACGAACGCGGATTTTCCTACCCCGTGGCCCGACGTCGTCGCCAACAACAACGCCTTCTCAACACTCAACCCCTCATCAACCCGCTTCGCCAACGCCCACTGCCACGGCTCCGGGCCATACATATGCTCAAGCTCAGAACCCTCCTCACCCCACGGGAAGCTGAACATCACCCAGTCACTGAAGCGCAGCCGAAGCGTCGCAAGGTCGGCGACCAGCGCGGCCAGGTCGGGGAGGGGGACGATGTCACTCATCCCTTCTTCACCCCACCCTTCGGACCCTGCGGTGGCTTCGGCCTCGGTCGCCCCTTCACCGGTACCCGCCTCACCTCGTCAACCGTGGTGCTACCCTTCATGGTCAGTTCTTCCCGTACAAGGACTGCGCCATCCGCGTCGTCGCATATTGCTGCTGCGCAGACCTCAACGCAGGCATAAGCCTAGTATTCTTCTCCCAGGGAAACACTCCGGACTTCCCCCCATAAGGCGTCGTCGCAATATAGTTAAACACAGCGTCCTGCGACGCCTTGCTGAAATCCTTAATTCCCAAAACCTTTGCTACGTCCCCATAAGTTTCCTTCTCAAATTGATACGCACCAGCCCCCGTGCTCGGATACCCCCACGCACTCTTCACCGGAGCCCGATCCGGAAACCCCTGCTCATTCACCGGCAACTGCCGCGCGTTGTGCTCAACACCAGGCCCAATCGCCAATACATCGTAAGGCTCAACCCCCCGAGCCTGCGCCGTGCTCTTACTCTCATTACCAATAACCAAATCCCGAAGAACTCCCAACGGAACCCCAGCCCGCGTCATCGTATCGTCCGACATCGTCGAATACTTCGCGTACCGCTGTACTTCAGGCGGAGGAACCGGTCCTTGCTGCTGCTCCGAAACTACTTCCGGCATCTACCCAGCCGCCTCCTCCGGTGGCGGATCCTCTCCACCCTCCGGCTCATCTACCGGCACATCCGGCTCCCCAGGCTCCTCCGGCGCTGGATCAGGCGTCTCAATCATCACTCCACCTCCTCTCCCATTCTCCCCACGACCCACAACCACTGGTCAACCAAACCACCCAAGAAACCAACGGAAGTGCTTGACATTACGGGAAAGGGGTGGGGAGCCGGATACGGAGACCGTGCGGTTTGCGAAGGGGGAGTGACGAGCGCGACCACCCCACCCGGCGGGATCGGGTTTCACGACCCTCCCCAGGCGCGGAATTGGACAGCCCCACGGTCCTATTAGGCCAGCCGCGCGACCCTCCGACCGCTAGGCAAACCGCCACCATCAGCGCACGAATGATGGGTGAAAGTATGGGTTGAAAACTATGGCCGCTCAAAATGTGGCGGAAACCCTAGCATTTTTGGCCAATGTGGGCGGATGACGTATCCGACTAACTCGAGCGCCATCGCCCGGAACGCCGCAGGAACCAGGATCGCTAACGCCCTGAATAGCCTAGACTTTGTACGGTATTATGGAAAATGTGGTACGCGCGGAGAAACCGCGGCACCGCGCGCATACGAAATTAATGTTTTAAACGCGCGCGCACGTATAAGGGCAGGTCATCGGAAAAAAACCGAAGAAAGGCTGTTGACAACGGAATTGATATGCCCTAGATTTAGGGTGCGCTGGTAATCGTTCCGCGCAGCAAGGTCAGAAAGGACCGGCAAATGAAGCGCAAAATCTCTGACAATACCGCTGATCGTGTCAGCATTTATGAGTCGGTGACGAATAGCATTGTCGCCGCGATAGAGAATGGCGCTGGCGACTGGCGCATGCCCTGGCACAATGACGCGAACGTTATGAGCGTCAATCCCGTGTCGGTATCGTCCGGCAAGCGTTATCGCGGCATGAACACGGTTATTTTGTGGGCAGCGTCGCAAGCCAAGGGTTACGACAGTTCTGTATGGGGAACGTTCAAAGCGTGGAAAGAGCGTGGTGCCAATGTGAACAAGGGCCAGAAGGCGACGCAAGTTGTCTTCTGGAAAAGCCTAGACGTTCGCGCTACGGATCTGGTCACGAACGAAACCAAGACTGAAAAGCGCTTAATCGCGCGCGGATATTATGTGTTCAACGTTGCGCAAGTGTCGGGTTATGAACCTAAGAAGCAAGCTGAGATTAGCGCGCCATTGCCGTTAAACGCGCGTATTGATCACGCGGAAAAGTTTTATTCGGCGATCTCGGCTGAAGTTAAGCACGGCGGAAATTCCGCTTTTTGCAGTCGCGCAACGGGTCACATTCAATTGCCGAGCTTTGACCAGTTCAATTCGGCTGAGGATTACTATTCGACGCGTGGGCATGAGACGGTGCATTGGTCAGGCCATGCGCCGCGATTAGATCGCACATTCGGCAAGCGGTTTGGTGATGATGATTACGCGAAAGAGGAGCTGGTAGCGGAATTGGGTGCGGCGTTCCTATGCGCCCATCTTGAGCTGTCGAATGTGCCGCGTATCGACCATGCGCAATATATTGAGAGTTGGTTGAAGGCGTTAAAGAATGACCATCGGCTGATTTTCGCGGCCGCGAGCAAGGCGCAGGCGGCATGCGATTATCTGGTTAATCTCGCGGGCGACATTACCGACGATGCCGACGAGGAGACGGTATCAGAGATGCCGGCCGCGGAGGCGCCAGTAGCCGAAACGCCTATTCCGCTACCGACGATACCTGATTTGGTTCCGGCGATCGTAGCGTCTCCGGAAGCGCCTATTGGGCAATGGTCGCGAAACCCTGATTTTGTACCGTGCAAGCGTTCCTTGCGCACGGGCCGCAAGCAGCGTTGGCGGACTTATTACGGCTACAAGCCGGGCGATGGTTTCTCGTATAGGCCGATGAATGCAGCAGAGCTGGGTCGGCAGGCTGCGCAGTATCGGGCTTGGTTATCGCGCCGTGATGCGACACGTGAGGAGATGCCCTTAGCCGCGGATTAGTTTCTTACAAACCGA